ACATGAACAATAAAACCGCGTTTATCTCTGATTGGATTGAATCAAACTGGCAAGCGTTCCTCGACGGAACTTTGTGTGACACGCATGGCCAGGTGGTAACCGTTGCCGATGCGCTTGGCGATATGTCCGCTCGTGAGTCAGAGCAGCTTTGCGCAGCATTCAAGGCTGGTGCATGCCAGACGCAAGGGGCCATTGAGGTGATCTGCAAGTCGTATCTGATCTCAGTGATTGCCATGGAAGAGTGGAGCAACCATCTTGCCGCCATGGATGACGCCAGAGAAGAAAACGAAACAGAGGCAGAGGAAAAGGCGGCAGAGCATCGCGATATGATGGGGTAAGCAAAATGAGCTTTGATGTAATTGAGTTTGTCGGAAGTCAAGTTGGCCTGTTTAATCAGGCCCTTTCAGACCAGTCGGTAACCTGGGCGAAAGAGCAGCAGTTTGCCATCCAGGCTTTCCAGAAAAACGACTACCTGGCAAAGGTGGCCATGGCTAACCCAAGCAGCGCACAGAATGCGATCATTAACGTAGCTGCCATTGGCATTACGCTCAACCCGGCGGCAAAACTTGCCTATCTGGTTCCCCGTGATGGCGGGGTGCATCTGGATATTAGTTACATTGGTTTGCTGCACTTGGCTCAGGCGTCAGGAGCCATTCAGTGGGGGCAGTGCAAGCTGGTTTATGCCAATGACACATACGAGTCAAACGGCCTGGATCGCGCGCCAACCCACAAATACAACGCCTTTGGTGATCGCGGTTCCGTGGTTGGCGGTTATTGCACAGTCAAGACGGCTCAGGGTGACTACCTCACGGAGGAAATGAGCCTTCAGGAGATCAAGCAGGTTGAACTATCAAGCAAGGCGAAGAATGGCCCTTGGCAAAAGTGGTGGGATGAAATGGCACGCAAGACCATCGTTAAGCGAGCCAGCAAATACTGGCCGCGCTGCGAACGACTAGATCACGCCATCGATCACCTAAACACAGACGGGGGCGAGGGCCTTACTGAAACGAAAGCGCAGCAGGTTGAGGTCATTGTCAACCCGGTCGAGACGATCAAGAAGTCGCTTGCTGCGAAAGGAAGGACTGAGGCGGAATTTTTCGCTTGGTTCAGCCAAGCAAGACGGCTGCCCGAGCCGATCCAGTCATTTGATGTCATGACAGATGATGAGCTCCGGTGGGTCGCCAAAAAGATGGAGGCAAGCAAGTGATTTACACCAACTCAGTTACGGGCGTTAACGTCTATGACCTAGAGCAAGGCACGGATGAGTGGATAGCGGCCAGGTGCGGCGTAATCACCGCATCCCGCGCCCATGAAATCATCAAGCCTAGTCGCAGCAAAGGATCGTACTCAGAGGCTCGCAAGAGCTACATGATGGAGCTTATAGGACAGGTTGCCACTGGCGTAATACCAGAGCAATCGCAGTTCAAGCAGGCTGCGTGGGGGCATGAAAACGAGCCGCTTGCTCGTGAGGCATATGAGGCTCTCAACTTCGCATGCGTAAACACGTGCGGCCTTATTTACATGGACAGCTCAATGCGTTGCGGGATCTCTCCTGATGGGATCATGGACGGGATTGGGCTTGAGATAAAGAACCCATTCACAACTCAGGTGCATCTTGACACTCTTTTGAATGGAGCCATAAAGCCGGAATATCTGACACAGTGCCAATTTAGCATGTGGGTGACCGGTTACGAACGCTGGGATTTTTGTTCGTTTGATTGGCGTATGCGTGGCAAACCAGAGAATAGACTTGTCGTGATTCCACAGCATCGAGATCCTGAAGTCATGGCTAGGTTTGATGAAGAGATCCCTAAATTCATATCTGAAATGGATGAGCAACTTGCTCGACTTGGCTTTACTTTTGGCGACCAATGGCGGTGATGATAATGGCAAACAGCAGAACGGAAAACAGCATGGTCGAGCAGGTTGCTCGCTTCATCCACCAGCACGGTGGGTCTCTTACTGCCAAGGAGTGCTATCATGCCGGTATGAGATTCACCGATGGCGAGACCACGCCATATCGCATATCACTGGCGCTGTGTAAGCTGCACATGTCAGGACGATATGTTGTTGAGCGCCGTATGGTTAAAGAGGGACGAACCCGTGCAGCTTCGGTGCGTGTCATTGAAGTTCGAGATCTTAAGCCTGTCGTTACTCACTCACCTGGGTTTGAGGTAGACAAGGTTTGGATGTCGCTGATTACCCGCAAGCATGGACAGCAAATTAGTTTGTGATGCTGGTTGACGTTGTGGAATGATTCGCTAATATTGATTTCGAGGCTTGGACCTCAACTTCATCAACTTACCGACTTGTCGGCACACTGATGATTGGCATGGCTTAAACACGTAATAATCTGGCGGGAGTTGCGCCCCGCCAGACCTCAACGATGAGGGCGCACGGTTTTCTATCAACCAGCTGGCGCCGAGGGGTAGACACTCTATGCCGAGCGTCCTCATCGTTGTGGTGAATGCAAAGCATAAAGCAGCCGGCTTGCGCCGGACGACAGCTAGCCGGGGCACCGGCCACCACAACAGCGTTGCTCCGGCTATACGGAGCACACAACCGCATGGGCTCTACTTGCAGATAAATCGCTTAGGCTGCAAACCAATGGGATAGCGATCACTCCCATAGAGCCCAGCCGGTTGTGGTGAATGAAATCAGCTACCGGATGGGGGATTCACGTTTCGATTGCGTGAGGCTGATGAGCTAGTGCACTAGCAAGCCGGGGTTCAGAACCGGCCACCACAACAAACAGAGCAGGCACTGGCAGTAGCCGATACGCCGCAATAGCTCGCCGGACGCTGTAACCGGCACTCACGCTTCCGCATTGGGTGATCCAGATTACCCAATCCAGAACCGTGAAATCTCAACGAAGGGAATTACGCGAAAGGTTCCAATCGTGGAGCGGTTCAAAAGAAAGCCCCCATTGCGGGGGCTTTTTATTTGCTATTAGCAAAATCAAACGCAATACGCCTTGCGTGATCAAGGCTTCCGCACTGAAATTCCATTCGTCTTTGTGACCAGTCATCGCCAGTAGCTATCGCCAGATATCCTATGTCACTATTTACCCACCTCAGAGTTAGCATGCAACCAGTGTCGGTTGTATATGACACATTTGGCTCGGATCTGTCTTTTCGCCACACCGCCTGAGCGGACTCATGGCTAACACAGATCATTTCGTAAACATCAGGCATTGACAGTCCAGCCCGCTCAAACCAGAACGAAACTGGATCTTGCGAGAAAGATACCCGTCCCATTCTGCTTAACATTCTTAGGCCGGAGCTTGCTTGCAGTGTCAAGCGCTGCTGCTCTTCAATGTTTCTCCTGAAAACATCAATGGACGCACTCAGTTTGTAGTTGTTGCACGGAGCGCAAGAAGGAACCATGTTCGACATGGTATCCAATTGCGGATATGCACACTTGCCATCACCATATCGAATTATTGGGTGGAAATGATCCGCATGCCACTTGGTGCCAACAAGGTTTTGGCCGCAATACCAGCAATGGCCATTTGATTTGTCAAGAATTAAAGCGCGATCAGCTTTTGAAAGTCTCATGTCTCTACCCTCTGAGTCCGAATTAATATTGCGGCAACACGCTTCGGGTGTGGCGTGCTTTCGGGGATCAGCCTAGCCGCGAATAAATAATACCTCATTTCGTCATTCTGGGTCGATGGGGTTTAGCGTGAACACCATCTTCTGCGCACCCGTGTGGCCGCCAGTTGCAAGGCCGATAATCTTCCAGCCGAACCGGAAGTAGAACAGGCGTCCAGGCAGTGACCTTGCCCTGATTGAATACTCAAAATGGCCGTCAGGCTGCCAGATGAAGAACCAGCCAATGCCCTGCCTTGTTGCCGGAGTCAGAGACCCGAGCCAGCAGTATTCCAGCGCCTTTGGGGTGTAGGCCAGAACGCTCCACGCGAATCCATATGCCGGGTTTCGTATAAGCCACAGCACCCGGCGAACATAGCGCGGCCATTTCTCTGGCGGGTACAGCTTGGCAAAGCCGGAGTCACCATCAAGCGGTGCGTCAGGCGTCTGGAACCAGCTCAACCATACCGGAAGCGTGTCGCGCCCAATGGCGAACAGCGGAAGCACCGGAGACAAGATCCAGCACACCAGCCCCATGAACAGGTGAAGCGGCAGCAGCAAGAAGAACTGCGCCATTCTCAAAGCAATCATAATCACCTCTCGTTATCATCAACGTGACCATCACGCATCATGGGTAGGGTATCACACCGCCAGGTGGGAATGGCTATAGGATTTCTTTATTGAAATGCAAAAAGTGATAGAATTTTCGGTAGCTAGACGGTAGCGAGGAATTGACGATGAAGAAATTAACGGAAAAGCAAGAGCTATTTTGCAGGGCATTTATTGAGACCGGTGAAAAGGTGACTGCATACAAGATGGCCTACAACGCCGAGAACATGAAAGCACCAGTGATCACCGTTAAGTCATGCGAGCTGGCATCCCTCCCACACGTCGCAGCGCGAATTGATGAGTTAAGGGAAGCGGCCAGGGAGCGCAACAAAATCACCGTTGACACCCTGCTTGCCGAGCTGGAAGAAAACCGACAAGCCGCCCTGAACGCCGAGACCCCGCAGGCGGCAGCAGCAACTTCCGCCACCATGGGCAAGGCAAAGCTGCTGGGGCTTGATAAGCAAATCATCGAGCACACCGGCCCAGGCGGGTCAGCTCTGACCCCAACAGTGATTCAGCTAGTCGGGCCGGCAGATGACAACAGCGAAGCTTGAGATCCCGCCCAAGCTGATACCGGTCTTCACTGGCGATTACCGGTATCGCGGGGCGTTCGGGGGTCGCGGCTCAGCGAAGACCCGCACGTTTGCCAAAATGACCGCCGTCCGGGCGATGATGTTCGCTCAGGCCGGAGTAAGCGGTGTTATCCTTTGTGGCCGCGAGTTCATGAACTCGCTGGAAGATTCCTCAATGGAGGAAATCAAGCAGGCCATAAAAGAGACGCCATGGCTTTATGCCTTCTTTGAGATCGGTGAGAAATACATCCGCACCAGAGACCGCCGCGTTTCCTACGTGTTTTGTGGTCTGCGCCACAACCTGGACAGCATCAAGTCAAAGGCTCGCATCCTGATCGCATGGATTGATGAGGCCGAAAGCGTTTCTGAAATGGCATGGTCAAAGCTGCTGCCAACCGTCCGGGCTGAAAACTCAGAGGTTTGGGTGACCTGGAACCCGGAGGATGAGGAGAGCCCGACTAACAAGCGATTCCGCATCTCGCCGCCCGATAACGCCAATATCGTGGAGATGAACTACACGGATAATCCGTGGTTCCCTGCCGTTCTCGAGCAGGAGCGGATGAACGACTATAACCGGCTTGACGGAGCTACCTATCAATGGGTGTGGGAAGGGGCATACCGCAAGAACTCTCAATCTCAGATCTTCGCTGGCCGATATGAGGTTCGTGAGTTTGAGCATGGCAGCGACTGGGACGGGCCTTATAGCGGCCTCGACTTTGGCTTCTCTCAAGACCCAACGGCAGCAGTCCAGTGCTGGATACATGGAGACATGCTTTACATCGAGTACGAAGCCGGCAAGGTTGGGCTAGAGCTTGACCACACAGCTAACTATATCTGTGACCGCATACCGGAGTTTGGCCGCGAGACAGTCCGCGCCGACAGCGCTCGCCCCGAGTCAATCAGCTACCTCAAACGGGTTGACCATGACGGGAAGCGCAAGCACATGCCTGGCATCGTCGGCGTGGAAAAGGGCAAAGGAAGCGTTGAGGATGGTGTCGAATTCATCAAGAGCTTTGCCATGGTGGTGATCCACCCGCGCTGCCAAGAGACCGCCCGCGAGTTCCAACGATACAGCTACAAGGTGGACAGGCTGACAGGTGATGTGACAAAGGTAATACTGGACAAGTTCAACCACTACATCGATGCAATCAGATACGCCCTTGAGCCAATTATGAAGGCTAGAGGCAAGATAAAGATCTCTGATGCGGCCAAGGCCCGAGCAATGAGATACACTAGGCGCAGATAACCCAGGAGGATCGGACATGTGGCCGTTTAAGAAGCAGCAGCCGGAGCAACCGGCGCAGCCAAAGAAAGAAAGGGTGTCGCTGATGGCGGCCATCATCAAGGCCAAGACGCCTCGGGTTGAAGTGACCCGCTTCAAGGCTCCAGAGCTAATTCCTGGAGTCATCCCGGCAAACACGAAGCCGGCAATTGCCATGGACTCTGCTTGCGCCTCGCAGGCTTATGACTACCTGAACTCTTTCTACAGCACCGACTTTCAGCCTTTCCCTGGTTACCCGTACCTGGCCCAACTTGCGACCAGAGCGGAATACCGGTCGTTCGCTTCCACCCTGTCCACTGAGATCACCCGCGAGTTTATCGAAATCACATGCAAAGATAGAGGGCAGTCAAAGGATAAGGCTGACCGCATCAAGGCGCTGGAAGAGGCATGCGAGTATTTCAATTTACGCAACATCATAAAGAACGTTGCAGAAAATGAAACATTGTTCGGGCGCGGCCAGATCTCCATCAATATCAATGGGGCTGATCGTGACACCCCGCTCATCCTTGACCCGCGCACCATTCGGAAGGGCTCCCTGCGATATTTCACATCCATTGAGCCGATGTGGACTAGCCCGAGCGCATACAACGCCATTGACCCAACCGCGCCTGACTTCTACAAGCCCCATCAGTGGTGGGTGCTGGGACAGGCCGTCCACGCCAGTCGACTGATGACAATCATCACCAGACCGCTGCCGGACATGCTCAAACCGGCTTACAACTTCAGCGGCATGTCACTGTCTCAACTTGCTGAACCTTACGTCAAGAACTGGCTGCGTACCAGAACCAGCGTCTCAAACCTGCTAGACAAGTTCTCCCGCACATTCCTGAAAACCGATATGAGCCAGGTGCTGCAGGGAGCCGATGATGGCGCCAGCCTTTACGACCGTGTTGACTACTACACCGCCACATATTCAAACATGGGGATGGGCGTTATCGACATGGATCGCGAGGACATCATCCAGGTAAACACCCCGCTTTCTGGCCTGCATGAGCTGCAGTCTCAAAGCCAGGAGCACATGTGTGCTGTTAGCCGCATACCCGCCATGATCCTGACCGGTATAAGCCCGTCAGGCCTCAATGCTTCCAGTGATGGAGAGGTTAGAGCATTCTACGACTGGATCAGCGCCATGCAGGAGGCGCACTACTACCAGCCCATTGATACCATGCTTAAGGTGATCCAGCTCCACCTGTGGGGCGAGATTGACGACGCGATTACCTTCAAGTTCAAGCCGCTGTGGCAGGCGTCGGCGGTTGATGAGTCAACCATTCGTGTCAACCGGGCCAATGAAGCGAATGTTTACGTGGCCATGGGGGCGCTTGATGCGCAAGAGGTGCGCCAGAACCTAGCAGACGATCCAGACTCCGGCTGGGATAACATTGATGCGTCGGAAGTCATCTACCAGCCAGAGGATGACTATGAACCAGAAGTCACGCCGGAAGCCCAAGATAGGAGCGTTAGTGAGGCTCAACACAAAGCCATGCTCGCCGCCGCACACGGGAGTGGCGACCTTGGCATTCCGAAGGATGTTGGTGAGGAGTTCGTCAAGAAGGATGCCGAGTAATGGCGGCAAAGCCAAAGACAGCAAGGGGGGTTCGCCCTAATCGCGGCGTTGAGGCTCGCTACCGCAAGGAGCTCCAGGTCATGGTGGCCGATATGGCTAGGTCTGCTGAATACTGGCTGGTCGCCCAGTATAAGAAATCAGAGCCGGTGGCAATGGACGCGCTGCCGGCCGCCGACATGGCGGAGCGATTGAAAGAGGTGTCTAGCCGGTGGATAGGCAAATTTAACGACATGTCAGCCAAAATATCCAAGATGTTTGCCGATGGAGCCAGGAAAAGCACAGACCACGCTTTCCAGCAATCCCTCAAGGACGCCGGGTGGGCTGTTGAGTTCAAGATGACGCGAGCCATGCAGGACGTCATGAAGGCCAGCGTTGTGGAGAATGTCAGCCTCATCAAGTCGATCCCGCAGCAGTATTTCACCCAGGTTGAGGGCATCGTAATGCGCGGGTTTCAGCGAGGCAGAGATCTGCACTACATCACCGAGGAACTGAAAAAGCGATACGACATAACCGACCGCAGGGCTGCCTTTATCGCTAACGACCAGTGCAACAAGTTGACCGCTGCGGTGACCAAGGCTAGGCGGCAAGAGCTTGGTATCACAGAGGCGATCTGGCAGCACTCCCACGCAGGCAGGGAGCCTAGAAAATCACACGTTGCGGCTGACGGAAAGAAGTTCAAGATCGCCGAGGGATGCCTAATCGATGGGAAGTACATCCAGCCTGGCGAAGAAATCAACTGCCGCTGCACCAGCAAGAGCGTCCTACCGTTCTAAAAGAAAAGGCCCCATATCGGGGCCTTTTCGTCAGTGGCGACCATTTTTTTGTGGCGTTGAGATAAATCCGGCGGCTTCTGCTGCCACAAACCCAACCACATACCCACAAATCATAAGCTGCACACCGGTTATCTCAAAGACAGTAGTTGACATGTAGATGCCGGCGAGCCACACGATAGTTGATGCGGCAACCTTGATTAGAAGTTGATTCATATTGCAATCTCTCTGTTAGGGGCGGCGGATGAATCTCCATTTTTTTGGCCAGCTAATTAATCCACTGTCGCTACCGTCATCGCATCTCATTTGCACATACATTCCATCAGTGGCGTCGCGGGCAAAATCAATGACTGGCCCTGACATGCCGATCTTTCTCTTGATGTCACCATCTACATACTCAATGACATCCCCAACCCGCAAATCCCGCCAATCAGTGATTGTTGGCTGCACTGGTTCAGCGATCACTTGAATACTAAACCCCAGTGCATCCATTGCCTTTTCCAGCGCAATGAAAGCAGCGTAGGCGGCATCGGATGCTTCGTTAGCCTCTTTCTGCTTGCTGATGGCCACCTCATGCTTGGTGCGATAGTCGGCGGCGAGTTGTTCGATTGTGGGTGTGTTGGTCAGCGCCAAGTCCTCGGCGGTGAGCTCTGCATCAACCGCCTCGCAGGCATCAACCGGATACGCGCTGAAATACTCCTCCCGGCTCAGAATGGTTTGGTGCCAGTTGGGGGAGAGTTTGGCGTGTTCAATCACGTCGTCAAACCACTTAGCTGGAGCGTCAGAAGTATAATGGTCGTCTTCGCGGTACGGCTTCCCTTCGCACTCGCAAAAAATATATATCGCCGCCACCATGCTTCGGCTGGCACGCCCAATTCGCCCCATCCGGCCAGCCCTTGTCACTAGCGTGAATCGCATCGGCCAGGAATCGCTTGCTTTTGGTCAGTTTCATTGTTGTTGCTCCTGTTGGTTATCCATGAATCATTTTGTAAACGCGATCAATGTTTGCGCGGCGCCATTTGCTGTCGAATGTCAGCGCCAGGTACTGATAATAGACGTCCTGGACTCGTGGTGGCCCCATATACCCGGCTTCTCTAAGCCCGAACAGAGTTGGCATCTGTCCTGATGACGCTATCGCTTCAATGAAACGCTTGGCATCCTGATAGCGGCATGGCTTCCTGGTTACTCGCTCATTTTGTGTTGCCGTGATATTGCGCAACTGCGCTGGGGTGATTGCCATTATCGCTGTTCCTTCTTGTTGTCTCTAAACGCCTTCTGCCTGCACTTGCCAGAGCAATACTTAGCGTTCACTTGGATTCGTATAACCACCCCACAGATGGGGCACTTTAGGATTTTTGGCATTTACTTGCCTCCCCATTACCTTCACGAGCACCTGTAACGAAATTCCATTACTGGTCAAGTTTTATCTTGCAGTGTTGCGAAAATGGGTACAATCAAGCTATCATGTTGCAAAACCTGAAAGGTGGATCCAATGAAGCACTCCGGTTTGGCTTTTGACTTCAAGAGCGCTCGCAGCATCGATGCTGACGGGCGCCTGCATGTATCAAAAACCAACATCTCAAAGGCGGTGGTTAACCCGTACTACGGAAAGGAGATCCCCGGCTGGCAAGAGCGTGGGCTCATCCCCGACAAGGTTTACCGCCTTTATCGAGACCCCGAGGAGCTATCCAAGGGTGCATCGTCGTTCAACAACCTCCCCATCCTTGATAAACACATCCCGGTAAACTCCGGCGAGCCGCAGCAAGATCGCGTTGTCGGCAGTATCGGCTCTGACGTCACCTTCGATGCCCCATACCTGCAAGCCTCGCTGTGCGTCTGGGTTGATCGCGCTATCGCTGGCATCGAGAGTAAAAAGCTGTGTGAATTGTCGATGGGCTATCGCTACACGCCAGATATGACCCCCGGTGTGACTCCTGACGGCGAGGAATACGATGGCGTGATGCGGGACATTATTGGTAACCACCTGGCGCTTGTAGAAGTCGGCCGCGCCGGGCCGGATGTAGTTGTGGCCGACTCAAACCCTTTCCATAACCCAAAGGAAACCCCCGCCATGAAAATGAGCAAGTTGGGCAAGGCCCTTTTTGTCTCCCTTCGCGGCTTATCCCCGACTATTGCACAGGATGCGGCCTTCGCTGCCCTGGTGGGGGACGCCAAAAAGGAAACCTTCAATAAGCAGTCTGTTCGCGAGAGCCTGATTGCCATGGATGCTGATATCGACGCCGAAAAGGTCGATGAGATCTTGGATGCGGTTCTAGGCATCGAGGAGCAACCAGAAGCCGTGGAGCCTAAAAAGGAAGTTGCCGAAGATGGCGATGACCTGATGCAGTTCCTCTCTGGCAAGCTGTCGCCGGAAGACCTGGAAGCCGTCAAAGGCATGATGCAGCCGAAAGCCGCTGACGGAGAGCCGCCAGTCAAGCCGGAAGATGTGAACGAGAAGGTGACCGCAGCCATGGACTCCATGCGCTCTGAGTTCCGCCAGCTCGAGCAGGCCAAGAGCGAAGTTCGTTCCGTCGTCGGCGATGTTATCGGCATGGATTCCGCTGAGCAGGTATACCGATTCGCCCTGGACAACATGGGCGTTGACCACAAGGACATGCCGGCCGCTGGCCTGAAGTCCCTGTTTACCGCTGTGCGGGATCGCACCGCCAAGCGCACCACCATTGCGCAAGATTCTTCAACCTCTGCTGAAACCGTCAAAGCCTTTGGCCTTGGCCGCTTCGGTCGCGCATAAGGAGCCTATAAAATGGGTTTTCAAGTATCCGTAACCCTCCAGCAGGCTCCCGCCGTTGCTGGTGACTTTGCATCCGCCAACCCGCGCGCGTCTTATCCGAGCCCGGAAGGTGGTTTTGTTGCCGGAGCAGCCGGCGTAACCGTTGGTCGCTTCTGCTGGATCCAAGCTGATGGCGTTACTGTGCTGAATACCGGCACCGGCGCGCCGAATGGCTTTGTGCATCGTGAGCAGCAAGCCTTGATCACCACCTACCTGGCGGAGTCCGGCAACGTCATTCCGCAGGGTTTCCCTGTAACCGTGATGCGCACTGGCGACTACTTCGCCACCAGCACTGTTGCAGCCTCAGTTCTGGGTAACAAGGCTTTCGCCAAGTTGGCCGATGGCACCATGCAGCCTGGTGCGGCTGGCGCTACCATTTCTGGGTTTGTCGAAACCCCGTTCGTTATCACTCAAGCGTGCGCCATTGGCGAGCTTGCAGTAATCACCCTGTAAGGAGCCGATGATGAATATCGACTTTAAAGAGCTCGAGCGCCGCGCTGGCATCCACTTCATGGGCGTTCAGCCCATGGCTTTGGATACCAATATTTCCTACGATCTCAACCTGGCAATGGATGCTCAGCCAGCCCTTGTCACCACCGGTAACTCAGGCATCCCGGCCTTCCTGTCAACCTTCATTGACCCGAAGATCATCGAGGTATTGGTTGCCCCGACCAAGGCGGTTGATGCTGTTGGCGCGGAAGTCAAAAAGGGCGACTGGGTTACTGAGACCGCTATGTTTCCGGTAGTTGAAGGCACCGGCGTTACCACCGCTTACGGTGATTACAGTGAAGGCGGTGCAACCGGCGTGAATACCAACTTCCCGCAACGCCAGGCCTATCACTATCAAGTGATGACCCAGTGGGGTGAGCGTGAGCTGGAGCGCGCTGGGCTGGCTAAGATCGACTTTGCCGCACGGGTCAACATGGTTTCCGTGTCTAACCTGATGCGTCGCCAGAACAGCACCTATATCTTCGGTGTGTCCGGCCTACAAAACTACGGCATGCTGAATGACCCGCTGCTGCCCGCCAGCCTGACCCCTGCAACTAAGGCTGCCGGTGGTGTCAAGTGGGTAAACAACGGCGTCCCCAACGCTACCGCACTGGAAGTGCTGAAGGATGTGCAGTCCATGTACTACGCACTCCAAAGCCGCTTGAATGGCCACATCAGCCTTGACTCAGACATGACCTTCATCCTGAGCCCGAAAGTTGAAGTTGCCCTCACCATTACCAACGAGTTCAACGTCAGCGTGTCCGACCTGCTGAAGAAGAACTATCCAAACCTCAAGGTGGAAACCGTTCCGCAGTACTCCACCGCGTCCGGCGAGCAGGTGCAGCTGGTTGCAAACAACATCGACGGCCAGCGCACTTGGGATTGCTGCTTCACCGAGAAGCTGCGCGCTCACCCGGTCGTGGTTGGTTCCTCCAGCTTCAAACAGAAGAAGTCGCAGGGCACATGGGGTACTGTCATATACCGCCCCGGTGCAGTGCAAGGCATGCTTGGTGTCTGATGGTTGCGGGGCTTCGGCCCCGCCCCTTTGGAGGCGATGATGAAGCCGATGCAAATGCAAATATCAGTGCGGATTGGTGATATTGACGAGGTGCAGGCGCTCATGCAGGCGCTTGTTGATGAGTTTGAGAATCTGCCTGAGTCCGTGAAATCGGCTCTTGCTGCAATGATTGACGAAGAGAACACCAATGAGCTCCATTGAGAAAGGCGCCATTGTGCGCCTTAAATCTGGCTCTCCAGCCATGACCGTCAACGAAACCCGAGAAGATGGGCAAGTTGTGTGCGTTTGGTGCGTTGATGGTAAGATGGAGACCTGTGCTTTTGATGTTGATGCGCTGATGATTGATGCAAACCCGAAGGAGAAAAAGTAATGGCTACAGTTACCGTTGGATGCCGCCTGCCGAATGGCCTTGTGCTGCAAGTAGGCGAACAGAAAGTTGAGATCGCCGGACAAAATTCAGGCATGGGCGGGGCTCTCTATCTCACTCCGGCCATGTGTGGTTATACCGATGTGGACGAGTCCTTCTGGGCTGCATGGCTGAAAGACCACGCCGACCAAGAATATGTGAAAAATGGCGCCGTGTTTGCTGAGTCTAATCAATCACGAGCCAAGGCCAAGCAGAAAGATCTTAAAGACACCAAGACTGGCTTGGAAGGTGTCGATCAAGAGGGTGATGGTATCACCCTGGCAGGCAAGTAATATATGGGCGCCGTGACATTTGATGCAGGCGCTTTCAAAGTTCGCTACCCCGAGTTCTCAGGGGTGGCGAATGCCCTGCTTGATGCCTACTTTGTGGATGCGCAGCTTTACCTATCCAACACAGATTGCCCGGTTGCCGACGAGGCTCGGCGCCTGTCTCTGTTCTGGATGCTGGTTGCTCACACCGGGATGATCAACGGCTGTCTGAATAAAAACGGAAAGCCCAACGGAATGGTTGGCCGGGTTTCTTCGGCATCAGAGGGCTCTGTCAGTGCATCTAGCGAGTATGCCGTTGCTGGATCTGGGATCTGGTTCTCCCAAACGCCATACGGCGCCGCATTCTGGCAGGCAACATCCAATCTCCGTAGCTTTGTCTATCGAGCCAGGCCGACGAGGTACTGACATGCGCGTAAAGTGGGAAGTGATTAGCGAGTCCATTGACAGCATAAGGATCAAGGCTGTTAAGGCGGTCCTTTGCGAAAATGACTTGCTTGAACTGGAAAGCGCTGGCCTAAGATTTAACTTTTCGGAGAGCAATCAGGAGCCAGCTGCCAAAGCGCCGTTTTTTGATGGATCCACAAAATGGGACTCGGTATCGATTGTTATGCAAAAAACGGATAATTTCGCATCATGGCAACCCTAAGCGGCGGTGACAAGCTCAGGCAAAAGCTGGTGGAGATAGCCAAAGGCATGGAGTCTGGCGAGCTATCAGTCGGTTTTATGTCTGGCGCCACCTACCCCGACGGGACGCCGGTTGCTCAAGTCGCATTCTGGAATGAGTTCGGAACCACCAGATCCCCGGCAAGACCATTTTTCCGCAAGATGATTGAGCGAAATTCTGAGGCGTGGCCTGATGTATTCGCAAAGGCAGCCAAGGCTTCGCGCTACAACACGAAGCAGGCTTTATCGATGGTTGGCGAGAAAATATCCGACCAACTTCAATCAAGTATCGTTGGATGGACTGAGCCAGGCAACGCGCCATCGACCATTTCCGCGAAGGGATTTGACAAGCCGCTCATTGACTCTGGGCAAATGCAGCGATCCATAACCTACAATGTAAAAACAGGCGGTGATTAATGAACCTTCGAGGCATTGCCAACGCTTACACGCAAACGATCAACCCAAACCAATCAGTTGTGGTACTCAGCTCTGACGGTTACACCGTTGATCCGCTCACTCGCCGCCAAGTTCCCGCCTACGTCAGCACGCCAGGGGAGGCAAACATCCAAGCCCTGAGCGCCGATGACGTCAAGCAGATGGATGGTCTCAACATCCAAGGCACATTGCGAGCGGCCTATCTTTACGGCCAAGTGGCTGGCGTTATTAAGCCCGATGAGCGCGGCGGTGACATGCTGGTGTTTGATGGCGGAGTGTGGCTTGTCGTTAAAGTGCTGGAACAGTGGCCGGATTGGTGCAAGGTTGTCATTTGCTATCAGGGGGCCGAATCGTGAGCGTGATCCCCAGCATCACTATCGACAACGTGGTCGCCGCCCTAGCTAATTTTCTCGATCCGCTCATGCCTTCAGGCACGCAGATTGTGCGAGCCCAGGTTAACCGGGTAGCCATGCCACCTCCGCCGTGCATTGTGCTTACCGAGCTTGGACAGTACGACTTAGCCACAACCGTCAACGAGTATGACGGAGCAGCCGTAACCGGTACGTTTGTGCGATCCACCCGGGCCGACATTCAGATCGACTTTTACGACGGCCAGGCCGGCGAGATGTGCGGAACCACTAAAACATTGCTTCGCAGCATGTATGCCGCCGATAAATTCCCGTTAGGCATATCACCGCTTTACTGCAGTGACGGAATCCAATCGCCATTGATTGACGGCGAGCAGCAGTATGTATCCCGTTGGACGGTAACAGCCTCATTGCAATATAATGCAACCATCACAGTGACAGCAGAGCAGTTCGATACCGTTGGTGAAACTGGCGTTGTTGCTGCTGATTTAATCAACCCCGTATAGGAGATTAGGCGATGGCAATTCCTGTCAGCCAGATTGTCAAGATCAACCCCGCAGTGGTGGGCACTGGCGGCAGCCCGCTCAGTCTCAATGCGCTGTTTATCGATGACGGATTAACCACCCCGGTGTCAAGCCTGCTTTCTTTTGCAGACAAAGACAGCGTGGGTAATTACTACGGCTTCAACTCAACCCAGTACCAGCTTGCAGGGATCTACTTCTCTGGGCCTGATAACAGCTTCAAAACACCTGGCACTCTGTTTTTTGGTGGCTATGCAGCTGCAGACCGTGCCGCCTGGTTGCGCGGACAGTCGCTTGCTGGCATGACCCTAACCCAGCTGCAGGCTATCTCAGGCACTTTGACAGTTACCATTGATGGCGTAGCGAAAACTGCTGCATCACTCAACCTGTCAACTGCAACCAGCTTCACTGATGCAGCCTCCAAGATTGGCACCGCTCTGTCGCTTTCTGGCGGCGCTGCTGTAACTTGGGACGCCACCGCATCGCGGTTTGTGATCACCTCCGGAACTACCGGCGCTGCATCCACCATCACCCAAGCCACCGGCACCACCGCTGCCAGTCTCGGTCTGTCTGCTGGCATCCTGTCGCAGGGCGCTGATGCTGACACACCGTCCACCGCAATGGCCCGCATGAAAACCCAAAACCTTAACTGGGTAACCTTCATGCCTATCTTTACCGCTGACGCTACCGAAATGGACGGGTTCGGCCGCTGGAGTAGCAGCGAGGAACAGTGGTACCTGTACGTCGCTTGGGATAGCGATGTTGGGTACAAGACTGCTGACAACTCAGCCGTTTTCGGCTCTATCGTCAAAACTGACAGCATTGACGGAACCCTTGTTGTTTACGGTGACGCCACCAAGGGCGCCATGGTGTGCGCGTGGGCCGGTTCGATTGACTGGGAAAGCGTTAATGGTCGCAGCACCCTGGCATTCCGCCAGTTCTCCGACCAGTCTGCTAATATCACCAATTTGGCTGACGCAACTGCAGCGCTAAGCAACAACGCAAGCTATTACGGGTTCTACGCCGACCGTGGTGACGGAAACGAATACAACGTCATGTATGACGGCCGCATGAATGGATCAGGCTTCTCGTGGGCTGACTCTTATGTGTGCCAGATCCGCCTTAATAGCCAGCTTCGACTTGCCATGTTTGAGGGTTTGTTGTCGGTCAACTCCGCTCCTTACAACCAGCTCGGGTACTCGCTGATCCGCGCTTGGTGTCAAGACCCGATTAATGAGGCCCTTAACAACGGCACCATCCGAACCGGTGTTAGCCTGAGTAGCGCCCAGAAGGCAATCATTGCCCAGCAAGCAGGGATTGATATTAGCTCCGACCTGCAAAGCAAGGGCTATTACCTGCAAATCCTGGATGCTACCGCGCAAACTCGCGGTAACCGCCAATCACCGCCGATCAAACTATGGTATATGGACGGTGGAAGTGTGCAGCAAATCACCCTCGCATCCATCGCCGTGCTTTAAGGAGACTGAGAAATGGCATCACGGACTATTACCAGCGCTGACAGCGTTTTCGTTCTCAGCTCCGCAGATTTCGCGCTTGCCGCGATTCAGATCCAAGGGTTTGCCGCCGATGCGGCATTCTCCGTTGATGGCGCAGATACCGCAGAAACCTCCCTTGGTGTTGACGGGAAACTGTCTGCCGGTTGGGTTCCTCGGGCGTACACCCAGACCATCACCCTGCAAGCAGACAGTTCCAGTCGTGACGTGTTCGATGGCATCATCCTGGCTCAGGATGCCAACCGAACCATTTACCGACTTAATGCGGTGATCACCATGCCGGGACTGCAGCGCACCTATACCATGGGGCGCGGGGTGCTCAATCGGGTTGACATCATGCCCAACGCTCAGCGCGTTCTGCAGCCAACCACCTATACCATCACATGGGAAACCGTACTGCCAACCCCGCTTAGCTAATGACTGGAGATGATGATGAGACGAAGCGAAGTTGTTGAGATCGGCAAAGGCCGCGATGAAGGCAAGAGGTTCAAGATCACCGAAATGGACGCAGAAGGGGCGGAATGGTGGGCATTCCGCGCCCTGCAAGCGATTGCTGGGACTGATGCAAATATCAACTTTCAGGCACCGCTTGCTGAGCTGGCCGGCCAGGGCTTGAAGGCGCTTGCCAAGGCTCCGGCAGATCAAATCAAGCCACTGCTTGATGAAATGATGGCTTGCGTCAAGGTAGTGATGCCTGCCGGCGGTGAGCGTGAACTTAACAAAGGCGACATCGAAGAAGTTGCAACCCGTGTTGAGCTGCGCAAGGCTGTGTTTGAACTGCATATCGGTTTTTTCACGGATGGCGAGCAGCAGATCTGACGGTTGCTGAAAATGCAGGGGGTGGCGGCATTGAGCTAGTTGCTTACGCCAACACCCCAGGCATTATCGGGGCACTAATATCAGCTAGACTCGCCACGCTGGTTGAGCTGCAGACAATTTACGGGCCATATGATGCCTATAGGATGTTGGAGATCCACCGGATTGACAGCATAAACAGGGCGAGGATGAATCAACATGCCGACAGTCATTGACAGCCTGATTGTGACGCTTGGGCTTGATAACAAGGATTTTCAGGCCGGCGTAAAGCAAACAGAAAAGGAGCTGGCGCGCACCCGGCAATCAACTGATCGGGTTGGCAAGCAGATCGCCGCATCCGGCAAGCAGGCTGCAGAGTTTTTCGGTCAGCTCCAGTCGGCTGCCCTGAAGTTCTTTGCGGTGCTCACTGTTGGCAAAGGCCTGATTAACTTTACCCGAGACGTGGTAACCACTGGGGCCAATCTGTCCCGCCTATCCAAAAACCTCAATATTTCCGCTGACACGCTGCACCGATGGGGCAAGGCAGCTGAGTTGAATGGCGGCTCCATGGAAGGTTTTCTAGGAACCCTGCAAAACCTGAATGGGCAGATCACCGAGATCTACATGAAGGGGGAGTCATCCCTTTCGCCGTACTTGCGGCAGCTTGGCGTTTCGATCACCGATGCCACCGGTAAGGCCAAGCCGCTAACTACCGTCTTGCAGGACATATCCAAGGCCACTGAGAAGGCTTTCCCTGACACCCAGCAGCGCTATGCCTACCTTAAGCAAATGGGCTTTGATGAGGGCACAATCAACCTGCTGACTAAGGGTGGCCGCCAGCTAGAGTCAACCATCAAGAGCATGCAGGGCTTCAGCCAGGCCGATGCTGATGCGGCATACAAGGCGGAGCAGACATGGATCAAGGCCCAGCAACGACTTGAGAAGCTAACCCGAGAACTTGTCATCAAGATCTTGCCGGCACTAGAGCGCATGGCGCAGTCGATGGTTAACTTTGCCGAGGTGGCAATTCCTCCGCTATCGAAAATCACCGATGCCTTCGTTCACCTCGATGAAATAACCAACGGGTGGAGCACCACGCTGCTGTTGGCGCTTGGCACCATGCGCCTACTTGGCGGCGGTGCTGTAATCTCTGGCATAGCAACCCTTGCGACGAAATTGTCAGCTGCAGCAGCCGGCGCAGCATCCCTAGCAGCGCCCCTCGGCTTCCTGCTTTATTCTGGAGGGCTCAACGAGGGAGAGGATGATGAGCTCAAGAAGCAGCAGGGCTCTAACTACATGGGCCCGACAACGGCCAATAAACCAGGTGCTACCCTGGCAGAGCGCAACAACAACCCCGGCAACCTGCGCTTTGTCGGGCAGCGTGGCGCGTCGGCAGGAGATAAAGGCTTTGCTCGCTTCGGATCAACCGTTGAGGGTATTTCTGCGCTCTACAGGCAACTGCAGATCTATAGCGGCAGGGGTCTTAATACCGTGTCTAAAATAATCGGTCGGTGGGCTCCGCCGAACGAGAACAACACAGCCGCCTACATATCGGCGGTATCTAAATCGCTGGGCGTTGATCCAAATCAACCAATTAACGTTAATGACCAGTCAACGGCCATGAAGCTGATCAAAGGCATCAGCCGCCATGAGTCTGGAAAGGACTACCTGAGCGATAAGGACATTCTTACCGGCATTGGTCAGGCTCCCAGCACTCGAGGCGGTGATACTGCGGTGAGTGTCGGCTATATCAACGTCTACACCCAAGCCACAGATGGCCCAGGTATCGCCAAGAGCATCAAGGGCGATCTGGTTCGTCAGTTCGATAGGGGTTCTCAATAATGGCTATTCCTGGCATCCCGATTCTGAAAAGCGGCAAGCTCCCTGCGCCGGTAACTAGCGTCATTGGTGCAGCCATTAACAAGCTGTGGGGATACTTATTCCCTGGTGACAAGTGGGGCATTTACTACTCAGGCTCAGACACCCAGAGCGTGGAGATCGACAGCCTGGTTGAGATCGGAATGAGCGCATCATCCGAGGTGTCAACATTTAAGATTGAGACAGGATCGTTTGTCTCCTACAACAAGGTGGCAAACCCGTCCACCATTATGTGTCGCGTGACCAAGGAGGGTGATTCGTTCGACCGGGCATACCTCAGCGAGTGGATGGCAAAGCACGTCGCCGAGGTGACGAAATTCGACATAGTGATGCCTGAAAAGGTTTATCATGGCTACACCCTAAGCGACTACCGGATCGTGCGCACCGCCACAACTGGGGTGGGGATGCTGATTGCTGACATGGCATTCAGCGAGATCAGGGAGAAGACCGCTGATTACTCAAGCGGCAACATAGCCAACCCAAACAATGCCCCGACCACGCAAACGTCACGGGTTCAGCTTGGAGATGCTGTTGAGCCGGTAAGGGAGATCAAATGGCAATAGAGCAAATCCCACTGAAAGCCGTGCCGTCACAGTCTGTACAGGTTAGTCTTGCAGGCCAACCGGTAGTGATCACCACCAGGCAGATGGATGATCGCCAATACATTAGTGTTTCATGGGCTGGCACGGTGCTGTGTGATGGCGTTCTGATGGTTAACCGGTCGGCCATCATCCGTGCTGCGTATACCGGTTTTGTTGGTGACATTGCGGTAAACGATACTCAGGGCGACGACGCGCCCGACTACACTGGTTGGGGGGCTCGATGGCAGCTTCTTTTCAATCCAGACGCTTGAGATTCACGTTCAAGATGCGCACTGGGTCGTTCAGCAAGAGCGGCGATCCCGATACCGTCGTCTATGATGGCTTTCGCTCTTCCGTCCAGATAAACGCCCCTGGCGGATCTCAATACGCCACCGCCAGAATGAGCATAAAGGGACTGTCGCAGGATGTGATGAATCGGCTTACCCTGATCAACTACGTCAACATTGAGCTGCAGCGCAACGAGGTGCTTGTTGAGGCCACGGGGCCTGACGGTGAGTTCAACACGCTATTTCGCGGAACCATCGGGTCGGCAATGGCCGACTACAATGGCGCTCCTGACGTTGCGTTTGTGGTGGAGGCTTATCAATCTCTGTTTGAGGCCACATCGACAACCGCGCCAACATCATGGCCTGGAGCTCAAAGCGTCGCCGCTATCGCCACGGCACTGGCAAAAGGAATTGGCTACCCGCTGGAAAACAACGGCGTTACTTCCAGCGTGACCGATGCTTACCTATCGGGATCGCCGGTTGACCAGATCCGACGCTTGTGTGACATGGCTCGCTGCCAGATGTGGATTGAAGCTGCGGAGGGTGTCATTGCCATTGCTCCACTAGGGCAGCCACGAAAGACCGATGCGCTTACCATATCAGCATCTACCGGCATGGTGGGCTGGCCTACCCCAACGCACCTGGGTGTGGATTTTGTGTGCCTTTACGATCCAGCAATCTATCGTGGGCGAGAGTTAAACATCGACACAACGGTAACCCCATGCGCGGGTAAGTTTTTCGTTAGAAGTGTCACAATCAGTCTCGATTGTGAGACGCCAGGAGGCGCGTGGTTTATGTACGTCAACGCCAACGCCATCAGCCAGTTTGTGAGGACGCGATGAGTGATACAGCATACCCACTGGCAAAGCCAACTGATTTTGATTCGGATATTGACGCTGTAAGGTTTGCCATTCAGCAGGCTATGACCAGCTTGCAAACCAGCCTGCCCGTTAAGGTGATCTCCGTATCTGCATCCGGAGTGGCGCCGGTTGGCTTTGTCAGCATTCAACCGTTGGTAGCCATGGTTGACGGGCAAGGAAACACCATCGACCACGGAATTATAAGCAACGTGCCATATTTCAGGCTGCAGGGCGGAAGCTGCGCCGTTATCGTTGATCCATCTCCTGGCGACATTGGGATGGCAGCCTTTAGCTCTCGAGACATTACCGCAGTGAAAAACTCACGCAAGGCGGCGCCGCCAGGCAGCTGGAGAACCCATGATTTCAGCGACGCGCTATATCTTGGGGGGTTTCTCAACGGAACCCCTACCACCTATCTACAGATCACAGAAGGCGGAATTTTGGTTCACAACTCAACCAGTGTTAAACTAGGTGACACGGGTGGAGATTTGCGCCGAATCATTGATGAGCGGTTTGCTGCTCTGTTTAATGGGCACACCCACGGGGGTGGTCCAGCTCCGGCGCAGCAGATAACATCCGATCACATGACAACTGTCACAAAGGCGAACTAATGGACACGCTGTTTCTAAACCCTGACGACTGGGATCTCGATGTTGATGCGGCTGGCAATATCGCCGTGTCATCCCTTTACTACGCTATCGCGCAGGACGTGGCCAGTCAGGGTCTGGTGTGGCGTGGTGAGCCGCCTTTCGCAACCAATGACGGAATTCCGTATGAGGGATCGATCCTTGGCTTGAGGCCATCCAATGCTGAAATGGCAGCCTGGTATAAGGTAGAAGCGGAAAAAGTGCCAGGCGTGGCATCAGCAACAGCAATCCTGCGATACAACACAGACCGGAGCGTTACCGGTCAAATCCAAATAACAACCGATGACGGGGCGGTGATCAATGTCTAGCGTGCCGAAAGTCACCATTAGCTATACCGGGATCTCAATCCCACAATCAACCACCATCCGTGATGGTGTGCTCGCTGACTATAACATGGCGTTCGGCGGCAACCTCAACATCACCAGCTCTGGCACTCCGCAAGCGCACATCGCAGACAACCTGACGCAAAATATTGTGGATGCAAACTCCGCGGTTGCCTCTGTGATCGCTGGAGTTGACCCAGCCACCAGTGAGGGTCGCATGCAGGATGGTATAGGGCGCATTTATTTTCTGGATCGCAAAGGTGCCACATCTTCCGTTGTTTCCGCCACAGTTACCGGGCAGCCCGGAGCAACCCTATTTGCCGGGGCATTAGCTCGTGATGACAATGGAGTTTACTGGGTGTCATCCGGTGATGTTACTTTCCCGTCAGGAGGTGTCACGACCGTTCAGTTTGCCTGCCAGACCGCCGGAGACGTCCAGCTTGGAGCTGGTGAGTTAACCACCATCGCTCAGGCGTCATCTGGCTGGGATGCTATAACCAATCTCGGGGCGGCCACAGTGGGAACCAACACCGAAACTCGCGCTGAGTTCGAGGCTCGGCGCTTTGCGTCTGTTGCTAAAAACTCTCACGGTTCGGCGGCAGCCATCAGGTCGTCAGTGTGGGACATTGACGGAGTGATAGACGTTTACGCCTATGACAATTTCACTGGATCACCGGTGAGTGTAGGGTCAACCGGTTATTCAGTCCCAGCTCACTGCGTTTATGTGGCGGTGTCTGGCGGCACAGATGCTGATGTTGCGAAAGCCATTTACCTAAAAAAGGACGGCGGGTGCAACCTCACTGGTAACACCACGGTCACAGTGCAAGATACTGAAAGCGGCGTGTCTTACCCATATCCAGAGTATGGGATCAGCTTTAACCGGCCGGCATCGCTGCCGATAAAGTTCGCCGTAAGTATTAAGAGCAGCGCGGCCCTACCATCGAACATATCTGATCTTGTTAAGGCGTCTATCGTGTCAACGTTCAACGGGGGAGGGACTTTCCAACGCGCCCGCATTGGGTCTGACATCTATGCGTCAAACTATTATTATGGGGTTGCTTCAATAGCCAACGGCGTTCAGGTGCTATCTATAAAGATAGGCACGTCAACGGCGACTCTTGATTCCGTTTCGGTTGGGGTTGACCAGGCGCCAACAATTTCAGCATCTGACATCACGGTGACGCTCGTATGACCCCAATGCGCCAGTATGCAGCAAGCCCAAAAATCAGGCAGTTGATCAGCTATCACACTGACTATTTTTCGGTGTCATGGGTTGATGAGTTTTACGATGTAGTATGGAATGTTGACACGGCACAGGGATTTGGCCTTGACATCTGGGGTCGTATAGTTGGCATTGCCAGTGGGCGGTATCTCAAGATAGAGGCGGGCGACTACTTTGGCTTTAATGATTCGGTAAGCCAGTCATGGCAGACGCTTGGAAATGGAGTGTTTTTTTCTGGCGCGGCTCAAACTCAAACCTTTGAGCTTGCTGATCAAGCCTACAGGACTCTAATCCTCACAAAGGCTCTTGCCAACATATCAGACTCAGCGATCCCTGAAACAAATAGGGTTCTTCAGCAGCTGTTCCCGGGTAGGGGAAGATGCTGGGTTAACGATCTCCAAAACATGGCAATCCGCTATGTTTTTGAGTTCAACCTGGAGCCGTGGGAGGTTTCTGTTATAAAATCTGACTCACTGCCAAGACCTGGTGGTGTGCAAGCCATGGTTCTAGCGGCGCCATCAGAAACCTTTGGATTTTTCGAGGCCGGTTACAGCTCACATCCTTTCGGGCAGGGAACCCTGCTTTCCAACGGAGATCTAATAAATGTCGGTATCTGAACCTAGCAAAATACTAACTCCGTTCGGGAGTGGCGGATTAAAAAACACCATCCCTCCGGCGGCAGATCCTATTACTGGGCTTGCTGGTTACGATCAAGGGTTCCCACCTATCACTATGACCGCAAAAGAGGCGGGCGGCATACCGCCTCGCGGTCAGGATTTTAACGGGATCTTTTTTGCGATCACTGAGATCTTGCGCTACATGCAGGCAGGTGGAATGCCGACATACAGCGCCGCCATGTCAACGGCTATTGGCGGCTATCCGTTAGGGGCGCTCCTGCTTAAATCTAACGGGCTGGGGTTCTGGCGAAACACAACTGCCAACAACACATCGAATCCTGATTCCGGTGGCGCTGGCTGGAGTTCCGATGGTGCTAGCAGCTGCATGAGAGGGCTAAAGATTTCATCATCCGGCCTGTCTCCGCTGGTATCAATATCCTTTGACATGATCTCGTTAGATTCAACATCCGGAATTGACTCCGTAGTAGTCGGGCAGGCGAGCTTATCCGCATCGGTGGCTACATCTGGTTCTAATGGCATCGATACTGGCACATTGGCTGCCAGTACATGGTATAGCGTGTGGGTAATCTATAACGGTTCAGCCGTAGCGTCGCTGTTATCGCTATCGGCAACAACCCCCACGATGCCAGCTGGCTATACATTTCGTCGCCGTGTTGGCTGGATCCGCACTGACTCCAGCGTCAATAAATACCCGATAGCATTTACACAATATAACGCCAAGGTGACATGGAAGCTCTATGGCAGCGCTTATTATCCGTTAATGGCATCGGGTACTGTTGGGACAATAACATCGGCAGCATACTCGCCGGTATCTGTATCTGTAGATGCATTCATTCCTCCGACAGCCATGGAGATCATACTAAAGCCTCATGCAGCCACAACTGGGGCTTGTTGCGCAGTAACCCCCGGAGCTGCTGGATATGGTGGCTTTGATGATCTTGATAAGCCTCCGCTTATAGCGTCAGAGCCGGATTACTGGGGCGGATATTACGAAATGGCTTTAGAATCTCGCGCTGTGTATTTCGCTTCTAGCGGAACGACAGGGCGCCTGTTTTGTATCGGATGGGAGGACACTTTATGACTATTGGCTATGCCATTAAAAATGATCTCTCTGGATGGAGAGCTGTATCCTCAGAGCAGGATGTTGTTGATGGTGAGCATTTCAGTGTAGTGCCCACGGAAATTAAACCATCATTCTCTGTGGCCCTGGCAGCTCTCAATACCACCTACGTCAAAGATCGTGACGAACTATGCGCGGCATGGCTTCGCGCAGCGGTTGCTGATGGTGTGGATGAGTCCTCACGAAAAGAAGACGTTGAAATGGAGCTTGCTGAGCTGGATGCCAATCACGCCGCAGATGTTGCGGCCCTTAAATCAGAGTATGGAGTTGCCTAATGACAGTTCGAGCGGTAAGTAAGCGGTGCCCGGTTGACTCAACCAGAATGACACAGAAAACAATGGGCGGAGTGCTGTTCTGGGAGTGCCCTGTGTGCGGCTACCTTGACCCGGCGTAATGAAAAGGCCCTCTTAATGAGGGCCTTCTTTTTCGTACCTCTCTACATCGTCTTTTGTTGCCTCAACCATGACGCCGCGAGACAGGTATCTGCAGGCAGCTGCGTGACAATATGGCACTATCAGCGCTGTGCCTGCGGCGACAGCCGGTACTGATGTGTGATTGATGACGTAATCAACCCCCTCGCGGTCTGTCTCAATTTTTGCCACGGATGTTTTCATAAGCCACCCTGCATGCCTCCCCGGCTATTCTGCTTCGGTCAAGAGCTTCTGCCAGCTCTCCCGCTCTACGATCAGCGCGCTCGAACAGCTCGGCGAGCAAAGCAGCTCCAGATCCGGCTGTTTCGCTGCGGCCGGCAGCGGAGGAACACTTGGACAGTCGGCTAGCATAGGCTGCGGCTTGCTTGTGCAGGCCGTCAGCGACATTAACAGCGGCAGCAGCATCGCTGCGGGCAGCCGAGATTTGATGTTCAGCGTCATTTTGCAGTTTCTCCATTTTGCTTAGCCAGTTTCTTTCCGTCTCCCGTGCGGCGGCCTCTTGCTCAGCCTTTAGCCTTGCTTGGCTCAGTTCCCACTCGGAATTTGAATCAGACCTGCCACTTTGGTACGCCGCAAACACCATGGCAATGGAAAGTAAAAGCGCGCCAAGGTAAAGCCATGGCTTAATCGACGTCAACATTGCGCGACTCCTGGGCGACGAATCTGGCCGCCATTGAAATTACTGTCAACCCAAGCCGGATCCACACATACACAATCGGGCTAACCGGCCAGGACTCCCCGACAATCACAATCGCTGCCACGGCGGTGTCGCATACCATGGCAACCGCCAAAGCCTGAACTGACGTAAAGCGCCAACCATCCCGCCAGTTGTGGATCGGCTTGATCATTCCACACCTCCGGCGCCAAGATTGGAGATTGCACCCATAAACCCAGCCTCAGTGATTCTACCCTGGCATAGATCGCGTTCAGCGTTGCGCCTAGCCCAAATCCCAGCGCACCCACTACCAGACAAGGAGCAGTCACGCTTGACGCCGCGAACAGAGGTGAATCTCCACGCGAGAAATCCATCGCAACTCTCACGCTCACGGCCAGCCATCAGAGTCTTGAATGCGCCAGAACCCTGACACGCTCCCGTTCCGACATTGAAACAGAAATCAGACCACGCCATTCTGGCCTCCTGGCTCATCTGGTAAGGCACTCGGTCAAGTGGTTTACTGTGGATCTCTAGCTCCTCTTCGAACCTTGCATCGCACCACTCCCTGGTTACCCGCATCCCCATGTGGACGCCCTTGGTAATCCCGTTGCAGATAGTGGGCACTCCGCCCTGATCTCGGTACGCCACCAATACAGGCTTTGCGCCAGGAGATTCAAATTGCCCGGTAAATGCCATCGCTGCAGCCATTATGGCGGCGCCGGCAATCAGTGAGTTTCTTTTTGTTGCCATCACTTACTCCTAGCGGTTTGCGTCTGCGCTTTAGCTTCGGCAGCAAATTCATTAACAAGCGCGGTTTTAAAAGCAGCAAAACCCCACCAAAAAAGAGCGACAACAATGGCACCATACAACACGTTTCTGCCGTGCCTCTTTAACCCTTGCCGCTCCTGATCTTGCTGATACATGCGATCAAGGAACGCCAGGCGCTCTCTTACGTCACTCTCGTTTGTGTGTCCGGTCATGGACATGTTGACGGTTTTTCTGATGTCAGATTGCATCATCTCGATGGATGATTCGATGCGACTCAGGCGCGCTGAGTGCTGAGAAGTGGTTTGCGCGTGGCTTTCGACCAGATCGGCCAACTTCGCCAGAGTGCGAGTGTTATTCGCTAGCGCCTCCGCCATCCTACCTAGTTCGTAGGCTCCGGCGCCAGGCTGTTCAGTCGGCCCGTTAGGTATCATGCTCATCGTCTCACCCGTGTCTGGGTTTAGTATCTCAAAAGAGCTTGACAATATCCATGCGCCACCGTCATTGACGTTGTAAAAGGTGATATCATTCCCAGGAGGAACAATAGAAGGAGCACACATCATGGCTAACGCCCTGTTCCCTGTTTTAACTTTGGCTGGAGGCGAGGTGCTGCCGACGGCAAACGCGACATACTACACGCTGAGTATGGACTATCCACAGGCGCAGCACTGTCAAGTGTTCGCCGAATTTTTTAGCGACGCAGCCGGAACGATCCCGGTTAGCCCGACTGGCGGCGAGGTTAAATGCTGGGTATCCCCCATGGGAATCAACTACGTGACAGCAGGCAATGCTGCATCCATCAAGGCCATCGACTGCGGAACCCCGCTCTCAAACTACGTCGTCCCGCTTTTTTATGGACGAGCTGAAATGGGAAGAATAGAGTTTTCTGGCATAACCGGAGCGCCTTACGCCCGGGTTAACTTCTGGAGGTTTTAGCATGCCGTTTCAAAGTGACGATCTACGCGCAAAGGTGCAGTCGATTGCGCGAACCTTTCCACAAGGAATTAGCCTGATCACCACTGGCCGCCCAAACATAAAGTGTGTGGGCATCCAGAACCGTGACAACAAGCCGGTATATTTCTGGCATGGTGATTTCCCGAGCGGCGTTGCTGGTGACGGTGCGGCCCTGCCTTCCGATCCAGCAACGTGGACGGCCGGCCAGCTTACCGATGCCATGACGATGATCAAGGCATTCGGCGAGAAGATTGATGCCGGTGTGACATATCAGCCAATCTTGGCGCACTCAGGAAAGCTTTATAGCTACGTTGAGACCGGTACGGCGATCTGCCACGTCAAGCAGGGTGATTAATAAAAAAGCCCCAGCGGGAGGGCTGGGGCTAAGCGAGCAACAACAAGGGATAGCGGAGATGTGATTATTATTTTCCAGTGCGCGCCTTATGTCAATCAACCTTTCCTGCAACG